TCCGGTCAGGGAAACGGGGCCGCTGGTCCTAAGCGATCTTCCGGGCGATCTTGTCGAGCGCCTTGTCGAGCTCCCGCCGCACCCTGGGCGCACCGTCCTGCATCGGCCTGTCGAACCAGTCCCGCGCCTTCGGGATCGCCTGAGTGACCCAGGTGAACGGGTTCCCGAACACCGAGTGCCTGACCCTGCCGCTGTTCGTGAGATTCAGCTGCTTGATGCCTCTGGCAACGATCCGGATCCCACCGGCTCGCCGCTGGGTCGACATCCCCGACGACGCGACGATCCCGGCGAGCCCACCCCGATGGGGCAGGTTCGCCGCGGCCGACGCTTTTGCGGCCCGCTTGAGGGGTGGTGCCGCACGCTCGAGCGCCTCGATGAGTTCGTGCGGCAGTTCGCCCTCGGCCTTGCGGATCCTGGCGGCGAGCCGTGCGAACTGGTCGCCGCCCTGGATCTCGATACTTGGCACTAGCTCGTCGGGTAGGTCACGCCGGTCTGGCTGGCGTTCGTGAACTCGGCCGTCATCGTGGAGGCGTCACCGATCGAGCCGGCGAGACCGCTGTAGCTGAACAGCAGCGCCGTCATCAGGATCGCCGGGTTCGTCGAGGAACGCGCCGCGCTGGTGGGGCGCACCTCCACCGTGAATGGCGTGGTGGACGAGATCAGCGGCTGCAGAGTCGCGTGGGTCTTCGACGCCGCGAAGTCCTGGTAGAACTCCACGGTGATCTTCGCGTCACCCAGGCCCTTGCCGTAGACCTTGCTGGTGGCACCGAACGCGGTGAAGTCGACCTGATCGCGGGTGTCCTCGCAGGTCACGCTCTTGGCGTGGTCGGACAGCGTGACGCCGTTGATGCTGATGTAGCAATCGGTCATAGTGAACAGGGCCACGGCTACTTCTCCTTCTTCTCCGCAGCCTTGGCTGCTTTGTCGTCGACCCGCTCGATGTGGCCGCCTTGGATGAGCGCCGCCTCGTGCTCTTTCAGCAGCGCCAGTTCGATAGATTCGCCCTGCTTGCCGGCGGTGTAGTTGTCCGACAGGACCCGGTAGGCGCGCGGCATGATCTCGAGGTGACCGCCATTCAGGGCGTCCTGTTCCTCGGATGCGGTGAGGTCGAGATCGACCACGCCTTCACCGAAGTAGTGCTCACCGACCGCCGACAGTGCCTTGTATGTGTTGGTCATCCCGATCACCCGACCGGGTAGAACTTGTAGGTGACGGACGTGGTGAACGAGTGCGTGATCGTGATCAACCCAGTCGACGGGTTCACTTGATCAGCGGAGATGTCGAACACCTTCGACGTGCCAGCAGACACAGACGCAGAGATCGTGTTGCCGGTCAACTGGTTCCCAGCCGGCGTCGAGCCGTTGTCCGAGAGTGTGATGTTGTCGGTAGAACCACCGGCGTTGATGATCTCCAGAGTTCCGCCGCGCGGCCCGAGGATCGACTGCGCGATCGTGTCGGACGACGAGACTGCGGCGCCCGTTGACGCTGTCCCCGTGTTTGTCGGGGTAATGGCTGACAGTGCGGCCACAGTTGGATCTCCTTCTAGAGTTGGGCCTGGTAGGTGACCGTGAACACGACGCGGGCCTTGGCGCCCTGTGTCGTCTGGGCCGGTATGTACTGGTGCGCCGACACGTAGGACTGCATCACCACGCCACCCAGCAACGGGTCGGCCCGTAGAGCCGTCTCGGCAGTCGCGAGGACCGCGTAGGCGCGTGCCCGGAGTGCTGGGATGTCGGTGTCCCCGCTGCGGGAAACGACAGCGCAGGTGATCTGCCCTGTCTCCTGCATGGTCTTCGCGAACGCCATCCACGACTGATCAACAGCAGCCGCTTCGGTTGACTCGTCGGGGGCGTCTCCGTTGGCGCCGACGAAAAGCCAGTCATTCCCTGAATCGCTGTTCGCCTGTGGCCCATCCGCAACCTGCACGTCAGTCAGCGCAGACGTCCACAGCGCGGTAAGAGCGAGGCATACCGCGTCGACCTTGGTGCTCACGCGAAGCCCGCCGGAACGTCATCAGGTTGCAGAAGGGAGATCGCCCGGTACGGCACGAGATACCCGTCGCCAGTGACCACATAACCGGGATCGTCACCTTGCACGCTGGGCAGGTTGCCAAGCTGGCTGTTCCAGTTGGCTTTCACGATGTGCTTCGCGGCGAGAGTCCAGTTCGACTCCACGTATGCGCGGCCGACCTTGTAGGTGACGTCCAGATCGCCGGAGGTGATCGACCCGCCCGCCTTCAAGGACAAGATCCCGCTGGGGGTGTCCACGGTCAGATCAGTAAGCGTTACCGGTGAGGACCCGTCGGATACGAGGGTCAGTGCGGTGACCTCGAGTACCTGTGTGTGCGGAAGTGGGATCCGGTCCCGTCCGCCTCCGACGCGGCGGGTGTAGGTGCGACGCACCACCGGACCCACATAGCTTTCGACGATCTTCGTTGCCGCCTCGAGGTATTCGCGGAGCTCGTCGTCGTAGGTGGTGGTGGTGATGTTCAGGTGGGCCTTCGCGTCGGCCAGCGACAGCAGTGCCGGCGAGACGGACTCGCGGACCTCGAACACGTCCTGGTAGGCGGTGTTCGGGCTAGTGGTGACCGCGCGCCACGCATACCGGCCCTCGACCGTAGGAACATAGGTGACCCGGTATTGACCCGTGGATGCAGGCGGGTTCGTCACAGACGGCGTGGCGGGGGTCCCGTCGGGGAGCGTGACCGTGAGAGTCACCGTGGTGGCGTTCGTCAACGCACCCGCAGAGTCCTTCACGTCCCATGCGAGCGAGATGGAATCGGCGATGTCGTACGGCATCTATCCTCCTGTCGCGGTGGGAACGGTCACGGTCCTGAACGATGCGGATGCCGCACCCGCGGCGGCAGCAACAGCGACCGGGGTTGGCGCCGTCGCACCCTGTGCGGTCGGCCTGGCTCCGGCCCCTGCGGAGGCGGTGCCGAACATGACCAGCGGCTGCGTCGAGCCCGATGCGGTGCCGACCTGGGCCGCCTGGGTGATGGCAGCTGTGCCAGTGATCGGGTTGGCCACGCCACCGGACGCTGTGGCGGTCTGGTTCGCCTGCGCGCGAGCGAAAGTCCCGGTGTAGCCGAGGATGCCGCCGGCTGCCGCTGTGTTGCCCGCCTGGACGATGACAGCGGCTCCGCTGTACCCGAGGACACCAGACGCATTCGACGTCTGCGAAGCCTGTGTAGCGGCGACCGAACCAGTGAAGCCAGATGAGGTAACGGTCCCAGACGCAGAGGACGTATTGGCCGCCTGCGTGACCCCCGCGGTTCCCGTGTAGCCGAGTTGCCCCGACGCACTCGCGGTCTGGTTCGCTTGGGTGGCAGCTACGGTCCCGGTGTAGCCGAGGACGCCCGACGCTGACGCCGTGTTCGCGGCCTGGGTGACGGCGACCGTACCAGTGAAGCCAGAGGCCGCGGCCTTGATCTCCAGCGCGATACCGGCACCGCGGGCCGACGTGGTCCACGTGCCGGATGCGGCGGTGTCGGTGCCGGCGAAGTACTGGGTCTCGATGTTTCCGAGCGTCACCGGGAACGTGTCGGCAAGTTCGGTCCACGAAGCGCGGGGGGTGACTTGCTCGTTCGACTGGTGGGCAATCGCCGCGAACGCCGAGTTCCCAGAGGTCATCGCCGGGGAGTAAGTGATGTTGCCGGTGCCCGTTGCGGCGGCCACCGTGACACCGACCGGCGGATCGGTGACGATCGCACCCGACCCATTCGTTCCCGACGTGTCGACGTTCGCATCCGACTGGTCGACAGACCAGAAACAGCGGGTCATCGTCGTCGCGCCGAAGCTGATCGAGATCGCACCTGCAGACGGCGACGCCGCCATACCCCGGTAGATCCACATCGTCGCACGGTCGGTGCCTACGTTGTCGACGTCCTGCCCCGACCCGATCAGCGTGTACGTGATCCCATTCCCGGTCACCGTCGGCGCCGACGGCTGCACTGAGCCGGTGTTGATGTAGGCGTGGACCGCTACCAGGATCAGCCGGTTCCCGGTCGGCGAGACCGATGCCGTGTTGAACGATGTGGCGCTAGACGCACCGTTCGCCGTGAGGTTGGTGAACGTCGGAGCGGTCATGGTTCACCGAACCCCTCCGGCGATCAGGCGTTGCCGCAAGTGATGGTGAACGACGTAACGGAAACTGTGGCACCGGAAGTGATGCTGGTGCTGTTCAGATTCAGATCCGACCCCGAGGTTCCGACGTCGCCGTCCATCACATGCGTGGTTCCGTCGGACTTCACCAGCCGGAACCATGTCGCGGTGCCGGTGGCGTCGGCAGAAGCGTCCTGAGTGATCGCGTTCAGCGTCAGAACGCCACCCGAAGCAGCGGGGGCGAACGTGGCGTTGCAGGTCAACTCCGCGAGCAGGGTCGTCGCGGTGCCGCCCGTCGCAGGACGGGTGCCGCTGTAGATCCGCAGCTTCCCCGAGTTGCCGGCGAACGTGGTGATCGCATCCAACTGTGCATTGCGCAGCCCGGACGCATACCCGAGAGCCATCGACTACTCCTTGGCCTTCGCGTCGCGCTTCTCGACACCCTTCTTCGCCGCAGGGCGTGACTCCACGACCTCGAGGTAGCCGGCGTCCTTCATGGTCTCGACCACGGCCTCGGGGAGGTCCATCTCCTCGCCGACAGGAGCCCACGGCTGGCCGTTGATGAGGCCGGTGGGCTGCACGACGATGCGCGCCTTCATGGGTACTCCTTCGATCAGGTGTGGCCCGCCCCCGAAGAGGCGGGCCACGATGGATCAGGTGGCCGAGTTGGCGAAGTACTTCACGGCGTTCGGGTCGACCGTCACGGCCCCGGTGCGGACCAGGGCGCGGAACGCGATCTGGTCGTTGCCGAAGGCGTACTCGTTCGACCGCTCGAAGCGGATGCCGCCCGCG